TCTGATCCCATCGAAGCTAATGGCCGCTTCATCCTACACCTATCGCAAATTGCAATCGCTAAGGTTGACATGCCACGAGTGTTTAAGAACATGGGCATTATCGGCTGTACCCTGAAATATTCGGGCTAAAGAAAATCGGAGAGTTATCCCGCTCCTCGTCTTCCGCTTGAGCAAGGTACTTATCCGCTTGTCCGTCCAAGTATACGATCTTTTCCATCGGCACGTCTGGCAGCTCCAGCGACATTCTGTGCGCAAGGATGAACAGGATTGCTTCATACCAGCGTTGCGGTATTTCAAGCGAACCGTTCAGGTCGCCCACATCCATGATGTACCGTGAGCAGTAAACCACTATTTGTGTGAAGTCTTCACTCGGCACAGGCCAGACGTTCATCGTCGGCTGTGGGATTGTCCGATCAAACCAATATTGCAACGGCTGATTGGATGTGAAGTTCTTATTGGGAAGGTTGGTATAGTCATCCCTATTAAGTCTTGCCATTGGAATTTCAATAGGATTACTGCCAACCACAAATTCGCGGACTATTAAAGTCCCGCCTGCTGTCTCGCGCATTCTGTAGTACATCACTGCATGGCCGGGATCGATGTCATACCAAAGCCATGTGTTATCAACCCATGTTGTAATTCCAGGAGCGTATAGCGTGCTCCATGTAGTGCCATCGGTTGAGTATTCTATTACTATTGTGAACGAGCCGCTTACGCCGGGAAGAATGCCGAACTTTGATGCGTACACCTCATCCGAAAATGTTACCGCGATGTTCCCGTTGATTGCTGACTGCGTGCACGAAGTATCAACATCACCATCAAACGCATTAGCAGCAGTGCCCGTAGACGCGCTGTAAACGCCCGTGTTGCGTGTTACGCGCCTGTACAGGGCGTTGAGTACGTCAATAGAGCCAACGGGCAGTGTATATAGTCCCTTGTTCGCTCTCGTGCCGACAATTGACTTCTGTATAGCCCAGTAACTAATGCCGCGATTACCCAAGCTCGACAGCGCGAAGTACAGACTCTCCCGCGCTGACTGTATTTGTTCAACAGTCAGCTCCTCAGAGAAATTGCCGCACCTCCTCGCGCCATGCTCGATTAACTGCATGACATCAATGACTGTCTGGCTAATTGTTCCCGATGTTGTCATTACAGCCTTTCGTTATTTAACTTGCCCGAAGTCCATTTTTATTTCGTGTACCATTAGCTCGTGCGCTTGCCCAATGTTCCGGTAGAACTTAAGCGACTGTGATGCAGGGTCGTATCTCATGCCGAAATACGCTGTATCAGTTTGCCCAAAAGCCCAGCTTGAGTTGGGTATCATCAATCCATACCTAAACGCCTCAGGGTTTTGAATCTGTATCCCCGTTAGCCCTCTAGCAGTGGCATGAGGCTGCATGTTAATTCCGATGGTGTCTGTGCCAACTTGCGTCTGTGGAAACTCAATATTCAGGCAAATTGATGTGCCGCCCGGTACTGTGTCGTAAACATCGCAATGTATACCTGCTGCCCAAAATGCACCATTTTTAACGGCTGTGCCATGTACCCCAACAATATCGTGTACACCCCATGAGCCGACGTTACCATTGCCTCTAGCTATGCCGTACATGCTGAAATTTGCGCCTGCTGACCCGCTGCTAAAATCCATCGAAGTATCAGACTTGATACCTGTATGCAATCCATTGGCAGCCGAGAAATTACCTGTAATCTTGTACTGGTCAACACTGCTTGAATTCTCTGCATTTACCTGAAAACTCAGCAGCATCAATCCAATTAACGGTAGCTTCATGGTGGCTTTCATTATGGATTACGTCACATAGTGTGGTAGATGTTATCGCTATAATCCCCACGCGCCTGCCTCTCCGCTATTGCCTTTCTTTCTTCAGCCATTTGCCGCTGAAATTCAGCGTCCGACATGCTGGGGGCAGATGGACCAAATTTTGATATTACATCTTTTAAATTAGGCAGTGCTCCTCCGCCGAACAACGATCTGTAATCTACTCCGCCATTTTGCTGCGGCCTTACCCATCCCGGCGCAGTGCCGGGGTCGTCATCTCTTTCTCCGGTAAGGAACTGCCGTGAACCCGGATATGCGCCGTATGACCCAGTTTCTGGATCAAGATATTTCATTTCCGTTGTCCCGGCTCGCCCCGGGATGTTACTGCCCCCAGTGAGTACTTTGGGCATTCCCGCGAATCTTCCGGTTTGCTGTAATTCATTTTGCTGTGACGGTCTTTCAAACTTCGTCCCGCCGCCTTGTTGTGGATACCCAAGCCTGTTTCCGATTACCTGTGCGCGTTGCGGTAAATATTTGTTTTGACCACCTAGATTATTTTGATTCAGGAAGCCCAATGGATTCCCTCCCATATTTTGGAAAGGATTCCCTCCCATATTTTGGAAAGGAAGCCCTCCCATATTTTGGAAAGGAAGCCCTCCACTTTGGATCGGTGGCGACGTTACGGAGCCTACACCTTGTCCGTTGCCTGTTGATGGTGCTGGATTGATACCATACCTGTCTCTCGCCTGATCTTCGAAGGTGTATGCACCGCCTGACCCAGTTCCTGCGCCTTGACCGCTACCTGTTGATGGTGGCGTTACGGCTGGCGCTGCCTTATACAGCTTGGATGTTGTTGGGAGTGCGGCTTGTGCTTGCTGCAAAGCCTGTGTTTGCGCCGCCTTAGAACCGCCAACGTAAACCGCCTGCCCGGATGGGTCATACGCTTGCGGATTTCCCGCTGCTGGATTAGCTCTCAATCCGATTCTTCGTGCAACTTCTTCCTGTGGCGTAAGCGTCCCGGCGGAAGGCACTGCCGCGCTGTGATACGCCATTTGTGTCGATGGCGACGATTCCATAGCAGGGGCGGATGCGCTAGGAGGCAATGCCCTAGTAGCCGCCCTGTTAGCCCAGTAATCCGATCCGGGAACTATCCCACCTTCGGCCATCTTTTTGACCTTGCCGCCACATTTCAGACCTTTGTGGCCTTTGGATGCTGGCAGTTTTTCGTGGGACTTTAATTCCTTGCCGATGGCCGCAATCTTTTTAGTTTCTGCCTTTTCTTCTTTGGCAGATTCTTTGACCGCCCCACCTTTGGCAAACTTCAATTCACCACCCGCCTTATTGTATGCATCTTCCATGAGCTTTAATTCACGCGCTTCATCTCGCGCTTTTCTCATTTCTTCCTGTACTTTAGGCGAAGGTGTACTATCATCGGCTGGCTTGGCTTTAACAGGTTCTACTTTCTTCACCTTAACGATGGGGACTATTCCGCCGTCTGCCATTTTCCCACCCTTCTTCATTCCAAGCGGTATCTCAACAGATACTTTCGGCTTGAGCTTCATCGCTGCCCTGCGGTCCTTAGCTGAAGGCTTGCCGGGAGCAACAGAACCACCGACTGGTTTGCCAACTGCATCGATGATGCTAATTGCCCCACCCACTGCCTTCTTGGTAGCCTTGAATCCTTGATCTTCTTCTGCCCTTGCCTTGCTGACATAACCACCATCCTTCATGTGCGGAACCGAGCAACCGCACCCCATTTTCTGCAACTTGCCGAATCCTTCCATGATTCTCTCCTTAGATAGTAGATTGTTGAACGATGGTCATTAATGCTGACCCGCTGCCAGAATTAACAAGCAGTCGTACCGCTCTCATTAATGTGGTTGTTGCTCCCGCTGTTTGGCTTGTAGTAGCCGCCACCAGCGCCGCCACCGGATGCGAAACAGCCTGATGCGCCAATGTATTGTCGAACGGGTCTTCGTTTGTGTACTGAACCGAATAATTGATAGTCCCTGTTACGGTCACAGATATGTTGGTCACTTGATTCGGCACATAAATATCAAGCGGTATCCAGTCAGTAGAGCCGGATTGCAGCGTTCCAACCGTTATCGCTGCCGCTGTTGCCGCTGACGTTGCTATCCTTGTTACTGTTTTAAATGACTTTGCAGTTGATACTGTAGCAATATTGCCACCCGCTAGAGTTTCACTAATTAAAGATCCGCCATTATTAGTCCCATAAACTGTGAATGTCATACCACTATCATTCCCGGCTGATGCTATCGAGACTTTTCCTGAAACAGACAGTGTAGCGACAACCTTCTCCACTTCTGGCGGAATCTGTGAAACAAATTGGCTTGTGGTCGCCGCCAATGATCCATTAAGCGTCACATTAGTTGCAGATGCTGGCGACTGGCTTAACGCAATAGAATTGGCACTAAGGGCTGCGTAGCCTCCCCATGTTTTGCTTATTGGACGCATTGATTAATCTCCTTATACTTGAGTTACACCTAAAGCCCCAAGTCTAGTAGCCGCTGGACCAGCCGCATTAGACGGCAATAATATCGCAACAACAAGGCGTTTCGCACCGTCCGAAACAGAACTCAATGCCAGTGTCCCGCGTACATCACCAGTCGTCGTAGTTGCAGGAGATGTCGCAACAGCAGCAGTGAATGTCCCTGTATTCTCAGCAAGAGTGCTATCCCATCCGCATCTAGCAACATACCCCAGATCACTAACAGCTAAAGGCATCCCGATAATATCAGTCGTTCCAACCGTCACCGTGACTACTGGGCTTGCTGCTATTGTCATCGTGGCAACTTGCCAGAATGCTTTTTTGCCGTTAACTGTTGTCGAGGCAGATGCGCTACTGGTTATTACCTCGCTCATTGGCTGACCGTAATAGTCATAACCAGTAATTGTGATTGCGCGAGCTGTTGGCGATCCGGCACCAGTCCTTACACATAGAGCGCGAGGGGTGTCTAGTTGTGTAACAGTGACCCCATCCGGTCTAACTACGGACGTAGTGCCTGTCCCTGCAACTCTAGTGATTGCTGCTGTATATACGGAAGCCGTAGCTAATGCGACCAAGTTAAGTGCAAGTGGCACTACATCATGGATATAAATTCTACCCAGCGGTCCAACTCCGGTTTCCATCGGTGAAGAATTACCTAAAGCTGAAGCAGGAACAACGCCCTGATATGTCTCCGCTGATCCTAAAAATAAATCATCTGTAAATTTCGGCACGATATGCTCCTTTTTATCTATTCAATAAATCCATAAAAGAAAACTCCAGTCTCAGAGTTTTCTTTTGTTTGGATATGCGTTACATTAAATGCCGGGAGTGCCCCATACTGCACGCCAGTCTGTCCAGCCAACATCGTAACGCTCTGTTGCCTTGAATCTCATGCTGTCAGTCTCGAAATCGCCTTCCATAGTCTTTTCAAGCTTGCGCCTCATCATGAGCTTAAGCCCTTCTGGTGCGTTAGTCTGAATCCACCATGCAGTGGAAGAAGACAGACGTGACATCACAACTGCGCCATCAGCCAGAGAGCCTGTTGATTTGATTGGGTTAAGGTCGTTGTTGGCATTGCCTGACCTTAATACTGACTTAAGGATAACTTCGGCTTGGAACATATTGCCAGGGGCTACGATAAGTTGCGTTGGCTTAAGAGCGATTTTCTTATTCGTATTGTCCTGCGCTCCCCTGATCTGAATCAACATCTGTTCTGCTGAAGTCTGAGACAGTACAGAGGCCGTAGTCAATAAGTTACTTTGAACTCCCTGTGCTACTGGGTGAGAAGCACTACACAAACAAACGCCATCACCACCTATATAATTGGAGTTAAAAGCTCGGTTTGGCACGTTAGCTGACAGCGTTTCTTTGGTATCAACCAGTGATTGCGCTAGATGTTTAGCGAACGTCTGACCAATACGAATATGGTCGCCGTCCTCAACAAGCACTTTGGTCAACGCAAATGCCATGCCGTAAACCTTGTAGACATACCGCTTCATAAACAGCACGCCGCCTTGTTGATAGGTTACTGCTGCACCATCAGGAAGCTCAGGTGCTGCCGGGAATCCGTACAACGCCGGCTCTTCGTGATAGTTACGAGGGATACCGTTTTCCTCTTTGAAAACTTTTGACCACTCATCTGCCCTTAAATCATAAATCCCATCGAAACATTCATTCAGTATTGGCTCAACTATTGAACGAAAGTCCGTACTACGCATTGGTGCGCTCATGTCTTATTCTCCTTAGATCGCGTTAGCGACTGGTCTGTATTGATGTTTAGTGATGCTCACATGAACATTCGTGTATGCATCTCCCCAAGCATTGTCAATGTTCGGAGCAAGATTCAATATTCTGAATGTGGCGTTATTCCCAGCCGCTGCCAATGTCGTGCTTAATGTAGTCTGAGACAATCCAGTGGTCGTCGAACCCGCTGTTGCATTAGTGAGGTCGGCTTCATCACCGACTGATGCTTGCGTCAGAGACCCATCTGCTTGCATCTCATAAACAATTTCAGCATCGCTATAGAAATATGCCCTGCAAGAACCCGCCAGATATGCGGTATTAGCTGGCCAATAATTCGACACTCTTGCGCGACCCGTTGTGTCCGTCCATTCCACCCCAGCGAACGATCCCAGCATTGCGTCCCCTGCTGCGCACGCTTGAATGACTCCGGTTGTAGCCATCTTGATCGCTTGACCTTTCAGGATAGCGCTGGAGTACGTTGATAGAATGCCGTCTGTTAACACTACTGGCCTAATTAATCCGCTAGGATGGTATATAGGCTTCAATCCAAATGGTGCTGCTGTTGAACTCATGTTAATTCTCCCATGTTTGTTATATTAGCCAGCGAATACAGGTGCTGACCTTCTTTCCGCAATATCTGCAAGACCGTCGCCCTCGACTGATCCTAAAACTCTACCGTTGTTATCTCTGCTTTGCATTTCTTCCACTTTGCGTTTGATGTTGGCCGCGTCATCGTTTGGTATATCGTGGTGCATCATGGTCATAACTTCTTGATACACATCCATCGGAATCTTGTACAACAACATCTCGTTGCATGAAATAAACCCAGCATATTCACCGTCTTTAACCCGTGATCCAGCATCTAATCCTAGTTCTTCTGCCATAACTGGCACATATCCTAGTTTCATACGCTTATCAATCGTGTCATATTGATTGATGGTGGATAGCCAACATAAATGCCAACCCGGTATGGTTTGCAACTGCGGCAATGCGCTTTGTGTCCAACCGTCACGCCACATCTTACGGCGTTGCTCGGCTGACACATTTACATCCTCCGGTGGTCTACGGCTTTCGTCTTCGGTTGCACGATCCTCGCGACTCGTTGGTGTAGTTGTTTTCTTGATTCTGTCGTCGTTCATGTTATCTCCCTGCCTTTCTGTCTGAGTCAATATACCTACGGATCATTTTGTTTCTCACTTGGACATTGTCATACATTCCAGCTTCTTTTAATGCCCTCACGCGATCCGCGCTTAATGTGAAGGTCGCTTTCGTGGAGCTACCACTATTGGCTTCCCTTCCCGATGACTCATTCATACTTCTAGGTCTTTCACGGACAACTCCTTCACTTGAATCATCATCGCCACTGTAATGTTCAGGCAATGTTTTTTTCAATCGGTTTGTGAACTCTTCCCAATACTTTTCAGTTCTTGGGTTGAATCCCTCTTTCAATAATACTTTGTCAACAGCGACTGCAATGGCCGAGTCTTGATCACCGACGTTCGGATCGTACCAAGAATTCTCACGCATCCATTTGCCAGCCATTTCAGCAACAACAGGATCCTGTGTTTGCTGTGGTTGTTTGCTTGCTTCAGTCGCCTGACGTTTAAGGTTAGCTAACTTATCAACGTTGACCCGCGCTGAGTGCAACATCCTTTGCGCCCCGATCATCGCGTCACCGTCACCGGAGCGCGTGGCTTTGTTGATCTCCATTTCAGCGTACTCAAGGCGCACCATCTCATCTTCCAGTGCTTTATCCACCCGCACTTGATCCGCTGCGTTGGTGCGCTGCTCAACAGCGGATAACCGAGTTAATAGTTGGGCGTTTTCACGCTTCAATTGCTCATATTTGAAATCCTTTTCAGCCCGTTCCTGAACATGCATCTGTTTCCGGGCTTTGCGCTTCTCACGTCTGATGCGCCTGATTTCTTCGGTGTCGCTGGCCTGATCTACGCCACCATCATCGGGCACGTGGTTTGATTCACCCTCCTCTCCCTCGTGTTGATCATCTTCAGGCTGCTCAATTTTTGAACTATCGACCTCAACCGTGCCATCACTTTTTTCGACAATCGGCAGTTCGTCGTCTTCTCTATGTCCGGCGGCCATCAGTAAATCGCTTTCATGGCGAGGGGGTCGCCTGTCACAGCCGCAATAACTTCATGGTCGTTTAGCACAACGAACAATGCACGCTCATCTTTGTCACCGTATGGTACTTCCCATCTGTCACCGCCCCACTTGGGCACGCGGATGTAATCGCCTTCCGCGCACCATGCGCCTTCTGGCCACGGCTCCATCGTGTCGCGCTTCTTAAATGCCAGCGGTCCGATCGCGATGACTTTACCCACCATGTTGTTGAATTTTTCGGCATCAGTGGTTTCCTTCACCAACATGATGCCTGATTCTGTGGTCTTCGCTTCTGTCGCTTTCAATTGAACAAGTATCCTCGCGCCCAATGGCCGCGCACCCGGAGGGATGACCGGGAATGCCCTATTCAACCTTTCTTGGTAATCTAATACTATTTCTGCGGCAACCACGCCGGGTTGACCTTCATATTCGCTATCCTTAAAGATGAATCTTCTTCCGAATGCTTGGTCAGCATCGTTTATTTTCCTTGCAGTAGGCTGCATCCTACCCGCCGCCATATCAGCCGCTAAATCCCGCTTTTGTTCATCCATTAACTGTGCCATATCATTTTCCTTTCAACGCGCATATCTCAGCGCAAGCAATGCAATTACGCATCATTTTGTTCGTCCATCAACCCGTTTAAAATATCCATCACCTTGTGCATCCCTTGAACGTATCCGGCTTTTGCTTTGTACTCCGCGAAATCCTTCGCCGTTCCATTTGCCAAGTACGTTGAAACATCGCTTATCTCCGCCTGTACTGCGTCGATAAATTTGTTAACATCTATCACTTGGATGTCTTGTTCACTGGTGCTGGCTTCTTGTCACCACCTGACAGCGATTTACCATCCAATGGAACGCCCATTGCCATGCGCTTATGCTGCGAAACAAGTTCGCTCTTCTGTGCTGCATCACTGCTGCTCTTCTCGTTCATCATGCTTCTCCATTCATAGATTGTTGTATTCTGTCCTGCAATCCCACAACCGTCTTTTCCTGCTCACCCTTCAGCTTTGCGGCCTCAACAGACAACTCAATCGTTGATATCCGCTCCTTCGTCAGGTTCTGCTCTGTCGCCATCGCTGCGGTCAGCTCATTCTTCTCTGTTGCTTGTTGGTGTGACAGCTCCAGCTTCTTGCCATCCATCGTTATATCAGCCATATCCTTTTCCTTGCGCCTCTGTGTCTCAGCGAGTGATGCCTGCAGAATAGGGTCTTGCTGTGGTTGCGGTGCGTACTGCTGCGCTATCTGTGTGAGTTGCTGCAATGCAGCGGAGAACTGCTGGAAGCCTTGCTCGATGTCGTTGTTTACAGCATGTGCCGCGCCAGCAATGGCGTGGTCTATCTCCCGTAACCCTTTTTTCTTGTCGTACTTTGGCTTCAACTCGCCTGTTTCATGTGCTGCGTACTCCTCAACCCTTTGCGTGTACCACAACAGCATGTGCTGTTTGGCGTGCTCTATGGCCGCTGGCACAAACACTGGAGCCATTATCGGGTTAGAGCCTAATGCCGGGTTCATCGCGAAGGAGAACAGCGTCTCCAAGTGTGCCAAGTGGTCTTGCTCAGGATACGCAACAACTGCCCGCCCAATGGCCATCGCTGCGTTCTCGTCTGCCGCGTGCATTTCGATGTTCTTGTTGAACTGCGGCATGATCTCAGCTACGTTCGGCACGCGCATCTGTTTCATGATCCTGCCATGAACGGCTCTTGGGTCGTACAGGCCGGGGGCTTCCTTCATCAGCTGCAAGATCATTTGGTTCTGCGCTACCCGCTGACCTTCAGAGAATATGTGCGGGTCGCTGACCGGGATGATGTCGCTGCTGGACGCGAAGTCCGCTTCCGTTACGCCGAACTCCTCCACCATGTCCTGCTGCTTTTGATCAATCAAATAATACTTGTTGATTCGTTGCAGGATCTTGAGCACACGCCTTTGTGAGTCGTGGAGCTTCGCGTGTATCGAGGAGAACACCACGGAGCCTTGCTCAATCAGAGCTTGCGTCGTGCCCACTGGCGCGTTGCTTGTGATGTCGGCGATCTTTTCTTCAGCGGTTGTCACCACACCTTTAGCCGCGTTGGTGATCCATCCTAACAATTCGAACAGCACAGGCGAAGGTGGATTGAACGGCATTGGCATTGCGATCTTGCGGATGTCGTCAACACCTACCGCGCCTTCAATCTCAACGATCTGCGTCACCTCGACACTCTTCGATTGCCCGGATACTTTCGCGCCCTTGAGCTTGAGCATCGTTGCAGTGTTGTTGATGTGGGCAGTGTCCAACAGAGCACGCAAAGCACCTGTTGCGCTTGCGGCCAAGCCGCCGATCAACTGGGGCAGGCCGATGGCATACGCACCACGCCATGGAATGAACTTGAATTCAACCATCCAATCCAGCCGCTCTAACGTTTCGTCGCCGTCTTCCCAATTGCGATACAGGCCAACGATTGAATAGTCTTGGTCATCGATCATGAGCATGTACGGAGCTTCTTCGCCGCCTGTGATCTGGTCGTCCTCCA